GGGGTCCCTATGGAACCACGGACTTTACAGGAGCTTGGTCTCCTATTTGGAATTACTTTTGGAGATTTATACCTACCTTGTGCATTTTGCAATGACATCTTAACCTTTTTGGATAAGTCTGCGTTTGCATTTGGACAGTTTACTATTGCATGGCGTGATGGGTATCCTTATGGGATATGTAGACATTGTGCACGGACAGCTGCAGCATATGATATGAAATTTCATCTACAAAAAACAGTGTGTGTAACTGAGGTAGAATCCGTGACAGGTATTGCGTTTCGGGACATCAATGTGCGTTGTTCTGCATGTTTGAGGACACTCCTGCCCCATGAAAAGGGTGTGTTAGAAGCACAGCACGTATCTGTCCACCTAATAAGAAATAGGTGGCTAGCTCGGTGTACATTGTGCTTGACCTTGCATTAATCATGCATGGGGATCACGCAACAATACCTGATATTCTTTTGGAGGCTCTGGACTTAACACCACATATCCAAGAATACGCGGACAGTTCGGCATTTGATCTTTTATGCCACGAAAATTTGGATGATCCAGAGGTGGAGGAGGTGAAAGAGCAGGAAAAGGCGGAGGATAGTGGTTGTGCACGAACTTACTATCAAGTGGAATCTATATGTGGAGGTTGCGACAAACCTGTTGCAGCCGTGGTTTTAGCCACGCATACTGGGATCTTTAGTTTAAATGAAAACTTGTTTACGGAGCTGTTTTTTGTATGTTTGAGCTGCGCACAACGCGAAGGTTATCGGAATGACGGATAAGTCAGGTGAATATTTTTTATTACAAGAGGCTGAATGTAGTGACTCGGATACAACAGATGAGGAGATTGTTGAAGAAAATAGTGAGAATGGTGTAGACTTTATTGATGATGGTGTATGTACGCAGGGGAATACCCTTGCAGAGTATAACCGGAAAGAGGCAGACAGGCATAAACGGGACTTGGAACAGTTAAAACGTAGACATGTGAGGCGACCGAAACTGAAAGACAGCGAGGGGGTGGGAGGTAGTCCCTCGTCCATCTCCGATTATTCGGACTCACAATCGTCTAAACGAAGATGTTTGCGTGGTCTAGAGAATGACAGCGGAATACTATTAAGTCAGCAAGATGAAGTTACAAATTCTTATGAGACTGGGAACGTACAGGTAGAGTTGCCAGGTGGGGGGCAGGGAACAAGTGAAAATTTAGAAAATATTGCGCCAGTAGGAAGGGGGAGAGCTCCGGAGGAGCTATTGCGCTCAGCTAATAGACAAGCAACTTTTCTAGGTAAATTTAAAGACACATATGGTATTAGTTTTACAGAATTGACAAGACCATTTAAAAGTGATAAAACGTGTTGTGAGGATTGGGTGGCGGCACTATATGGTATTAGTGGACCTTTATATGAGGGGGCAAAACAGTTACTAGAAGGACATGTGATTTATATGCAACTTACCTTGGGTACAACAGCAAATGGACTGTTATTATTAATGTTATTAAGACTGAAGCATGCAAAATCAAGGGCAACGTTAAGACGCCTATTACAAAATATTTTTAATATTTCTGAAATGCAATTATTAGCTGAACCTCCTAAAACCCGGAGTGTTCCTGTAGCTTTGTTTTGGTATAAAGGGACACTATCATCGCTCTCTTATAATTTTGGGACTTGTCCAGAATGGATACATAGACAGACACTTATTAACCATCAATCGATGGACGAATTAAAATTTGACTTATCTTCAATGATACAATGGGCATATGACTATGATTATGATGACGAGTGCACTATTGCCTATCAGTATGCTCGATTAGCAGAAACAGACGCAAATGCTAACGCCTGGTTAAATAGTCCTGCGCAGGCGCGTTATGTAAAAGATACAGCTACAATGGTGAAATATTATAAAAGAGCACAGATGCGGGAGATGACTATGGGTGAATGGATTAAACATCGCTTAGAGAAAATAGATGAGGAGGGGGATTGGAAAAAAATCGTGCAGTTCATTAGATTTCAAGGTATTGAGTTTCCATTATTTTTTGGTGCATTGAAAAAATTCTTGCATGGTATACCTAAACATAATTGCATTGTTATATGGGGTCCCCCAGATACAGGGAAGTCTATGTTTTGCATGAATCTTATAAAGTTGCTAGGTGGCAAGATTATATCCTTTGCAAATTCTAAAAGTCAGTTTTGGCTGCAGCCACTCGCAGATGCAAAAGTGGGGCTATTGGATGATGCTACAGGAGTTTGTTGGGATTATATAGATCAGTACCTGAGGAATGCCCTAGATGGAAACCCTATAAGTATTGATTTGAAACATAGAGCGCCGACGCAGATGAAATGTCCTCCATTATTAATAACTACGAATTTGGACATTACAGCTAACAGTAGATGGCGCTACCTTGTTAGTAGGGTGGCGTGTTTCAAATTTTCTGAACCATTCCCCTTCACTGACAGAGACACGCCTACATATCCGCTTACCGAATGTAATTGGAAAGCATTATTGGAAAGATTATGGAAGCAGTTAGACTTTCCAGAACAGGAGGAGGAGGATGGAAGCACTACTAGACCGTTTAAATGCGGTGCAAAGCAAAATACTGGACTTATATGAGAAAGCAGAAAATACCCTGTCCAGTCAGCAGGAACATTGGGAGTGTATTAGACAGGAACAGATACTCTATTATGCCTGCAGAAGCAAAGGAATATTGCGTTTGGGGTACCAGCCTATTCCAACAACCTCGGTATCGCAGACGAAAGCGAAGGCTGCTATCAGCATGTGTCTGTTTCTAGCAAAGCTAAAGGACAGTGCATTTGCATCAGAGGCCTGGACATTTGCAGAGACCAGCCAGGAACGGCTAGCTGCGCCACCTAGCAACTGTTTTAAGAAGGGGGGGTATACAGTAGAGGTAACATTTGACGAGGAGATTGAGAACAAAATGCTATATACCGCATGGAAGTATATATATTATTTGGATATGTGTGATAACTGGTGTAAATCTGAAGGGATGCTGGATATTAATGGACTATATTATAATGATGGAGAAACAAAAATCTATTATGTGAATTTTGCGGACGAAGCACAGCTGTACGGAGTGAGGGGCCTATGGGAAGTGCATGATGGAAACCAGACTCTGTTTTCTTCCATCTCTGCTAGTACCCCTGTCGACGAGCGCGGGGACACAGAGCCAGACGGACCCGCACCCACTACCACCGGAGACCTATCCGAGCCATCCCCTGGATCCATCCCCGGTGGAGGGTCCCCCACCGACACACCCGTCACCCATACCGAGGAGTCCATACCCCCAGGATCAACACCCGTCTCTTGCATTCGGTGCGTACCACCCACCAATACCGGGGGAACCACACCGCAGAGGATACCCGCAGAGGCGGCTGCGAAGGATACGCGCGACCAGGCCAAGAGAAAGTGCGACCAGGGGGTCGTGGGCAGACCACGCAAATATCCGTACACCTACACCGGAGGAAGCCCTCCAGGACGCCCTAGCAATCATACTCGGACATTGGGAAGGGGATCTGGATCTGTTAGTAACTTCAGTACGCAGAGCAGTGTTGTGGTACCTAGCATCAGTGGGGCGTACCCTGTAACAGTGTTCAGAGGTAATGTAAATCAATTGAAATGTTGGCGTGGCCGTATTCGGGATAAATATCATATGTATTTCAAAGATATAAGTACTACATGGAAGTGGTCAGGGTCGGGGGCTAAGGAGGGTAAGCAATGTGCAAGGGTCACTATTAGCTTTCACTCAGCTGTACAGAGAGAGCGTTTTAGATGTTTTGTCCCTGTCCCCCCTGGTGTAACCGCATTTAATGGGCAATTTGCGGAATTGTAACTGTGTTGTTTTTTGCTTGTAAATATATACTTTTTATACACTGAACTATGGTTGTGAGGTCGCGTAAACGCCGTGCAGCTGCAGAGGACATCTATAGGCAGTGCAGACCACAAGGCACTTGCCCAGAAGATGTTGTCAATAAAATAGAAGGGAACACCCCTGCAGATAGATTCCTGAAGTGGATAAGCTCCTTTCTTTATTTTGGTAGATTGGGTATTGGGACTGGGTCGGGTGCAGGGGGAAGTGGAGGCTATGCGCGCCTCACACCCACAATTACAGGTGGCGCCAGGTTGGAGCCTGGCGGAGCAGTGGTCAGGCCGAGCCTCGCTGTCGAGCCTATAGGGCCCATCCCCGCTGAGATTACACCAGAGGCTCCGAGCGTGGTCACCCTGTCTGACACCACAGCAACAGTTCCGGATATCCCGGCCACCTCATCAGGAGATCTTGCACCTGATATAGAGCTAGCAAATTTGCCCACTAGCAGGACTGAATCCGGTCCTTCTAGTGACATAGGCTCTGAACCTGCTATTCTAGACCTTCACCCCTCCACCACATCAACACGGACATCAAATACACATTTCCACAACCCTGTCTATCAGGCCCCCTTCACTTCTGACGTACATATTGGGGAATCATCATCACTATTAGAAAATGTGCAGGTGCTTGCATCAGGTGGTGGGGACTCTATAGGTGCAGAGTATTTACCTTTCAGAGACTTGGAGCCACGTGCCACCAGCACGCCGGAAGGCCCTCCTCCACGTGCACGTGTCAGAGGTGACCCGCGCTACTTACGTAGGACGCAACAGGTCAAGGTCACCGATCCTCGCTTTATTAGTGGACCATCGCAACTCATCTATTTTGACAACCCTATCTTTGACAATTCTGCAACGTTAGATCTTACAGACACCACCCTACCAACCACTACCCCGCACCCTGAATTTTCGGACATTTTTAGGCTCGGACATCTCCAGTATGGGGAAACCGCCTCTGGACATGTCCGAGTCAGCCGTCTCGGAACACGTGGCACTATGTTGACTAGGAGTGGTTTAAGAATAGGCACGGCCCTGCATTACTACCAGGATATTAGTAGTATTGCAGCCACAGTAGAGAACTCAGAGACTATCGAACTTTCAGTGTTAGGGGAATCTACTGGATCCTCGAATATTGTGCAAGGGGATCTTTCTGGATATGAGGTGGTAGATCTACAAGATCCTCAACCTCTCTATCCAGATGAGAGCTTGCTAGACACCTATGAAGATGTGGCCAGCTCAGGCCGGCTTATACTGACAGGTTCAGGGGGCTACCGTACAACCATTTTAGTGGAGCCCCTTTTCTATACAGGGCTAGCTGAAAGTCTAGGCCTCAACACCGCTGATGCAGGCTTACTTATACACGGCGGTCTTACTGTCGATAAGGAGGGAGACTCCACTGATACCAGCCCCCCTATACACCCTCTAACCCCACCTACAATCCTTATTGATTTTCAATCTTCCTATGGTGATTTCTTCCTACACCCTAGCTTAATTCCAAAGAAAAAACGTCGTCTTGGTCTTTTTACAGATGAATACGTGGTTACCGAATAATGACAAGGTTTACCTACCCCCCACCCCTGCCGCCCGCATCCTCAATACCGAAGACTATGTAACACGCACCTCTTTATATTACCATGCCAATAGTGACCGCCTCCTTACAATTGGCCACCCATATTTCGAATTGGTGGATGCTGTCAGTAAAAAATTGAAGGTGCCTAAAGTATCGGGTAACCAGTACCGTGTATTTCGTATCCAACTTCCGGATCCTAATCGCTTCGCACTGACAGATAAAAGTATCTTCGACCCTGAAAAGGAACGTCTTGTATGGGGATGTCGTGGCCTTGAAGTTAGTAGAGGTCTACCTCTGGGTGTTGGATTGTCTGGCCATCCATATTTCAACAGAAAGGCGGACAATGAGAACCCTGATCCCATTGTTGGGCCAGAGGCGGTTGATACAAGACAGAACATGGCCTTTGATGTGAAACAATCTCAAGTCATTATGGTGGGCTGCGTACCTCAGATGGGAGAGCATTGGCAAGCTGCACTACCCTGTGCAGATCCACACGTTCAGCCCCCACCTCTGCCGGGTGAATGTCCTCCACTGGAACTTGTGTCAACTATAATTGAGGATGGCGATATGGCGGATCTAGGCTTCGGTGCCATGGATTTTAAGAATCTCCAACACACGAAAGCAGACGCTCCTTTAGACCTGGTAGATACTATAAGTAAATATCCGGACTATATTAAGATGAACCAGGATATATTTGGTGATATGCTGTTTTTTTATGCCCGACGGGAACAATGCTTCACACGACATTTCATGTCACGTACAGGCCGTTCCACTGAGCTTCCTTCTGTAAATACACACTACATCCCTAACCAACAAAAACAAGCCCCCCCTACAAGTATCTACTATGGTACCCCTAGTGGCTCCCTGGTATCTAGTGATGCTCAACTATTTAACAGACCATACTGGTTGCAACGTGCACAAGGTCATAATAATGGTATTGCATGGCAGAATCAGCTCTTTGTTACTATACTGGATAACACAAGGGGTACCAATATGACAGTATCAGTTTCTACACAAAATGCACTAGTAGTGGATCACTATGATGACAATGATTATGCCCAGTATCTAAGACATGCTGAGGAATTTGAACTATCCTTTGTTTTTCAACTTTGTAAGGTGCAACTTACTACAGAAGCACTAGCCCACATACATACAATGAATCCTAAAATACTGGAGGATTGGCATATAGGCTTACGACCCCCTCCCTCCGCATCTGTAGAAGATCAATATAGGTATATACAATCCTTGGCTACACGCTGTCCTCCTAAAGAGGTGCCTGCTGAAAATGATGATCCTTATAAAACTAAAAAATTTTGGGTGGTAGATTTATCTACTAGATTTTCTACAGAACTCGATCAGTTCCCCCTCGGACGTAGATTTCTCTTTCAATCAGGAGCTATATCACGTAAACGTCCTCGTCCAGGCACCTCTACCTCTACCCCAAAAAAAGCAGTTAAACGTAAACGTAAAACATAAAGTATCTTCCATTTTGCTAAGCACTGTGTCCTTAGATATCCATTTTGTCTAATAAACTATTTTTTTTGCCATCTGGCACTGTGCATCATTTTATTGGCGCCAAACATCCTTGCCAAGTTCACTTGTAGCCTTGGAGCCTAAAAGTTTACGTGTCATTATAAGCAGATGTGCAGGACACACCCGACAATTTGCGCATAGTTACTTCTGAGTTGGCTCCTGGCTTCCTGCTTCAGACCTTTGTAGCGACAAGACACTGGCAGGAGTTCTGCGTACGTTGTAGGTGCTAGCTACCCATGGCGGTCCCCCGCGGCACCTCACCTGGCTAATCGCATCTTGGCATCGATAAAGGTATTTGCTAAGTTACCGCCTTCGGTTTAACGACCGATCGTTTTCGGGCTTCAACTCGCCCGGTAATCCCGGCACGTCACATTCCTTGGCAATCCTTCAACCTGGCATCCCTCCACCTCCGACCGTCTCGGGTCTCATCAAGGAGCTCTTCAGGACATGTAAGTTCTGTATTTAACCTAATGAGGTCGCTACTTACTTTTTGTTTGAATATTTAAAGCATATAGAGGTTTTTGTGGATTTACGATGCTATTTCTATCTTATTTTATTGCTTTAGAACATTTTCAAGGTTATGATGAATTATTAGAGGGGTGTGGTGAAGTTAGACCGGATTAGGTCTTAGGGAACTATTAGTATCTCACGATGATTGTTGCCAACAACCATCTTCTACATGCTTAGTTTCGCCTGGCGTACTTTTTTTTTTTTTTTATGTATGAAGTATAAATAGCACAAAAAATGGATAG